GGAAATGCGGCAATCAATGCCAATGTTGTGAGCGAGGGCAGAGCAATGCAGACACAGCTCGCAAATTGTTGCTGTGAGAATCAGCGCAATGTTGATGCGCTTCGTTATGATATGGCGCAGAATCTTGCGGCTGTAAATGCCAATACAACAGCACAGACACAGAAAATTCTTGATGCAATGGCACAGAACAAGATTGATGCACTTCAGGCAGAAGTAAACACACTTAAAACACAGCAGATGTTCTGTGGATTGCCTAAAATCAATCCGTATGGCTATGGTGTAGTACCTTATAACACTTGCGGATGCACAAACACTTGAGAGGTGGCACAATGCAGATGATTAACACACGATTAACAACAAACACTTTGCTCGATGCAAATCAAGCTGTTCCTGTGGGAACTATAATTCACAAGAGCGGTTGTGGTATTTCGGCAAGTGGTAGTGTTTTCTCGGTTGATGGTGTTGGTTATTATCGTATAATTGCAAATGTTTCTGTTACTCCCACAGCTGATGCGGCTGTTACTTTATCATTAAACAACAACGGTGCCGCAATCGCCACAGCTTCAGCTTTACCATCTGCCGCCGGCGCAAGTGTGAATTTAACACTTATAGCGACAATTCGAAACAGATGTGCTTGTATTGATAACTTGATTACAATCACAACAGATTCTGCGGCAACAATCACAGAGAGTGATGTAATTATCGAGAGGATGTGAGCGCTATGATGGAATTCTTGGAAGCATGGGAGAGATATGTTACAGAACACTATCAGCCCAACACGATTGATTGCGAAGAATTAAAAGAGATGTATCACATCGCTGACATAATGAAAGATTTTGCTGAATATATGCAGATAAAAGAACAGATACACAACACAATCAAGAGATAAATAAAAGCCTCACTTTTCAAGTGGGGCTTTTACATTATTTTAAATTATAATGACTTGTGTGATTATGTGATAAACTATTGGAAAAAATCATCTAAATTTTATGGAGATTTCGCCTCTCCATACAAAAATTCTATCAATGAACTTCATCCAAAAAGCTCGCTTGTGTATTTCATCGAGCTGATTGTAAATATCTAGCCAATCGCTTGGCAATCTTGACGGGATTGATGATGGAACAATATCAAGCTCATTGATTTCGTGCCTGATCGCATCTCTTTTGGCTCTGTATTCATCCAATTCAATATCGCCATCGGCATAAAGATTCGCAAGGCGCTTCAGCTTCTGCTCAAGCTTGGCAATCTTTGCTTTATTGTCTGTGATGGGCTTGCCGCTCAATTGTGCATTGCTTATTTCATTATCAATCAGCGAATCAATCTGCTCAATCAAGAACTGTTCAATTACAGACTCTTTTATTATGTTTGTTTCCCTATGAAGCACTTTATATTCAATACAGTTGTATTTTTTAGAAACCCATAGCGGCTTGTTCTTTCGCTCTTCGACAGATGTGGATGCACTCATTCTCTTTCCACAATTCGCACAAAAGACAAGACCTGAAAAAATATAGTTTCTTCTCTCTATTTGCTTCTTGGGCTTGCGATAGTTTCTGTCTAGTGTTTGCTGTATCAAATCAAACTGTTCTTGTGTTATGTATGGCTCGACTTTATAGCCATTTCGTGATGTGCCGGTGTAAACGGGATTTCGTAGCACTTGCTGAATAACACTAACATTGTACGAAAAGCCGAAATCTTTGGCTATACAAACAGCTCTGCGTGAATCAAAACACAACAGATATTCTTTAAAAAAGACATTCATTGCTTCTTCAAGATTCTCATCCTTTATCAGCTTATTATCTTTCTTTATGTAGCCTACGGGAGCAGAGCCAACATAATCGCCTCGCTCTTTCTTGTACTGAAAAGCAGAGCGCACTCGCTCTCTTGTTCTGTCTGCTTCGTTTTGGGCAACAGAGAGCATTATGTTAACCTTGAACATTCCGCTTGATGTTTCTGTTTCGTAATCTTCCCATATTGAGCGCCAGGGAACAGCGCAAGCATCAAGCTGTGTTTGAACTTCATAATAATCAGCGACAGAGCGAAACCATCTGTCTAGTTTTGTAAAAATAATTAAGTCTATTTTTCCATCTTTGCAATCTTGGAGCAATTGGAGAAGTGCGGGTCGCTTCTTGTAGGACTTGCGAGCAGATATGCCGGCATCGTTATAGATGCCAACAACATTGTATTTCTTCTCTGCACAGTATTCTGTTAGAGCTTGGATTTGGCTATCAACAGAAAGCCCATGCTTCTTCTGTTCTTCCGTGCTTACTCGGACATAGCAAGCAATTCTTTTCATTCTTCATTCTTCCTTTAGATTTGAGTATTCTTTTTTGTTTTGTAATACAGCTTCTTTTGCGTTTTTGTATGATTCAAACAAATATGGCATATTGGGCTGTATGTGTTGAGGATTTACAACGATGTGATTGGCAATGGCAAGCTCATAATTGGTTATTATACTGTGGCAGACATTCAAGCGAGTGATTAAAGGTGTGTGCAGATATGCTGTGAGCATTTCAATCACTCCACTTGTGGAGCTTCCGTGATTGCCATATAGGAAGTATAGTAGCTTTCTGCGCTCTTCGTTTGTCATTCCGTGGATGTAGGCTATTAAAGCATTTTCGATTTGCTTATCTTCAGTTGATGGGCTGATTCCGTCAAATTCCTTGTAAATGATGCCGAGATAGTATGGCAAAGGATTAAGACCAAGAACGGAAAACCATTGAAATCCTTTTGCCTGGTTTGGGCAAGAAAGACCGCACTCCCAATTCTGCACAGTTTTTTTGCTTACATCGAGCTTTTTAGCCATATACTCTTGAGATTTTCCGGCATCTTCACGGGATTTGCGCCATAGCTCTGCAAACTTGTCACACATTTCTGTTTGATTCATAGAAAAAAATTTCTCCTTATAGGGTATTTGATGGGAATTATATTTGCGCTTTTCATAGAATAAAATGGCTGTATAAAAAGCAAAGGAGATTCCACAATGTTCAATATGAAACAGTATTACATCTGCCTGATCAACAAGCTCTTGAACACATTCAGCGCAGACTTGGTTGAAGCTGTATATACAGCGCTTCGAAATATGAATGAAAGGAGAGTGCGCTGTAATGAATTACAAGAACGAGATTATCAAGCTGATTCGTCAAATAAAAGACGAAAAAATATTAAAATTCATTTATGAGCTTTTAATTAGATTATAAACAAGAAGCCGCTCTTTATTTAGGGCGGCTTTCTTCGTTTACCATATCAGCAACACGATGCGCTAGGCGCTTAAACAGCTCTATTTCTTCATCATTCATTTGCAAGATAAGATTTACCATCTTAACACGGAAATCGTCATCATCGCCCTTGTAGAGCCTTGAGGCTATATCTGCAATTTGTGCTTCTCTGCTGATGCAGAACATCTTGCCATTGCCGGTGCGAAGCCAATCCTCGTTTACATTAAATTTTGAGCAGAGCTGACTTATAAACAAATCTGTTATTGTTGCTCTGCCAAGCTCAATGTTTGCAATCGAATCTCTTGATACGCACAGCGCATCAGCAAATTTGGCTTGTGAATATTTCTTGCCATTTGCATCTGTTAAGGATTCTCTTACAAGTTTAATTCTATCTTTCATTTTCAAATTCCTCCTTGATTCGAATTATACCATCATTCTTTTTGTGTGTAAATACACAATTTTTTATAAAAATGTGTTGACAAACGCAATTTAATACTTTATTCTGTGTATAGCAACACAATATCTAGTTTGTTTTTGATGAAGTGTTGCAAGCTGTTGGTGGTGCTACAGCGATGCCTGAACTGATAGGCATACCAAAAAATCAGCAAAAAAATGAAAGGAGAAAAGATATGAACGAAACAGCATCTGTTGAGGAGATTTTTGATGTTGTAAACAAATTAGATGAAAAAGGCAAAGAAACACTTCTGCGCCTGGGCAAAGACATTCTTTTGATTGATGAGGTGCGCAATGAGAAAACCGAATCAAACTGACATACTAACAGCCCTCGTTGAATTATGGGCAGAGCAGAACGGGATGAAGCTTATTGATTTACAGCTGAAGCCCAAGAAGAAAAAAGGAGCTTAATTATGACATTTATGAACATTACGAAGAAAATCTTGGGCGCTGTTTGTGTGATTGCATTCTTCATTGGCTTCATCATCGTGCTTGGTACAGCCGGAGCAGAAGATGCTCATCTTCTTAATGTTGGCGAATTCATCAAGCAAGGTGCTTGCGGTTTTGCTTGTATGTTTGGTGCTGTCCTGGTTGGCTTCTTCATCAAAGGAGAAGAAGAATGAAATTATATGAATTAGCAAGCGAGTATTTACAGCTTCTCAATATGGCTGAAGATGGCGAGATTGAAGCGAAAGCAGATGGAATTGCAAAGATTATGCAGAAGCTCGATGCAGACATCGCAGAGCTTGATGCAGAAATCAAGAGATTGAAAGAGCGCAAGGATGCTGTTGAACAGAACAAGGAGAATCTGAAAGCTTATCTTTTCAAATCACTCAAGGCAATCAACAAGCCAAGCTTTAAGACATTACTATTCAGCTACACAATAGCCAAGAATCCCGCTGCTGTGATATTGGATGAGAATCTTGACATCAAGAAGGTGCCGGTTAAATATCGCACGGTGCCACAGCCAACATTCAACAAGAAAGCAATTAAGGAAGCGCTGAACAATGGCATCAAGTTAAAGTGGGCAAGATTAGAACAGAGTGAATCATTGAGAATTAAGTGAGGTTAAAAGAATGACATTTGACGAATTACAGAAAGCCAATTCTGCTGTTTCATCAACAGACATCGGCAAAAAGGATTATGTAGAAGTAAATCAGCGCATCAAGGCTTTTAGGATGCTTGAGCCAAATGGATGCATCGAAACTGAATTGTTGAGTGTTGCGGATGGTGTTTGCATCTTCCATGCATCTGTTAAGGATAGCAATGGCAAGCTCTTGGGAACGGGTACAGCATACGAAAAAGAAAACAGCTCATTCATAAACAAAACTTCATACATTGAAAATTGCGAAACGAGTGCTGTTGGCAGAGCGCTTGCAATGTGTGGCATTGGTATAGATGCAAGCATAGCAAGCAAGGAAGAAGTTGAGAACGCAAAGCTCAACCAGGGCGAAAAAAAAGAAGCTCCCAAAGCGCAGACATCAGCGCCACAGAAGAAAAATATGGATTTCAAGCCGGCTGTAAACACAAAAGTTGAAGAAGCTGAAGCAAAGCAGAAAGTGATGGCATTCATCAAGCGAAAGAATATGAGTGAGGAAAACATCGCAAAGATTTGCAAAGCTTACAAGATAGCCAAGATTGAAGATATGACAGCAGAGCAATGCTACAGCTACATCAAAGCCCTTGAGGAAAAGGGCGGCAACATTAACGAATAAAGGAGATTGAAAATGAGCGAAGAACGAAAGACATATGAAGCCGGCAAGGTTGAAATCAGCACGATTGAATACAGAGATTTAATCGAAGAGATTGCAAAGCTGAAAGCCGAGGCTGAAAAGGATGACCGCAAGTATTGGGAACAGTACAGAGAAGCAAACAAGGCAAAGGAAGAATTGAAATTTGAACAGAACAAGAGCGAGAAACTCGCAGAAAAGCTCACACTTGCAATGGAATTTATAAATTTAACAAAGAGCCGCAATATTTCTTTCCTGGCTTTTGTAAACGATAAGAGAAAGAACGAGTATAATTATGAATAAGATTATTTTAATGGGCAGACTCACAAAGGATGCAGAGATTAGATACACAAGCGGGCAGACAGCGACAGCTGTTGCAAAATTCAATCTTGCTGTTGATAGAAGAATCAAGCGAGATGGACAGCCAACAGCAGACTTTTTCAATTGCGTGGCTTTCGGTAAAACAGCAGAGCTTATTGATAAGTATATCGCTAAAGGCTCAAAGATAGTGCTTGAGGGCGAGCTTCAAAACAACAATTGGGAAAAGGATGGTGTTAAGCACTACGATATGCAGATTCTTGTTGGACAGATTGAATTTGCCGAGAGCAAGAACAGCGGAACAGCTCCCAAGACAGACAGCGATGGTTTTATGCAGATACCTGATGGCGCAGATGAAGAATTGCCTTTTATGTAAAGGAGAGAACAGATGCGTCTAGTAGGCAATTACAAAGATGTATGGCAGACGAGCGAAAGCCAAGTGCTTCTGCTTGAGATTGATGATGTTCCCCGTGATGAGCTTGAAGCTCTAAAGGGTAAAGAGTTGTTTATTGATATTACAGAACAGAAGCACAAGCGCTCGCTGAATGCAAACGCATACTTTTGGAAGCTCTGCACGATGATTGCCGGCGCTGTTGGAAGTGATAAAGATACGATTTATCTTTTGATGCTTAAAAGATATGGAGTATTTGAAACAATCGAAGTGATCAGGCAAGCAATCCCATTTTTAGAGAAACAGTTTGCATACATCGAAGAGGTTGGAACTTACACAGCCTACAATGGAAATGAGGCGCTTGATATGGCTGTTGTACATTGTTTTTATGGCTCGCACGATTACAACACAGCCGAGATGGCAAAGCTTATAAATGGGGCTGTAAACGATGCCACAGAGCTGAAGCTTCCAACACTTACAGAGAAAGAGCTTGAGAGAATCAAGCAGAATTGGAGAAAGTAAATGACAACACAATCACAGAAAATGCTGATTTTAGATTTGCTCAAAAAAGGCGGCAAGATAAATCCTCGCATGGCAAGAGAGAAGTTTGGATGTGAGCGCTTGGCTTCAAGAATCAGCGATATAAAAGATATGGGCTATACAATCAGCAGAACAATGGTGACATATGTTGATGAAGATGGTGACGAGAGGAGATATGCCGAGTATGAGCTTTGCAAAAATGAATAAGTTTAACGCAAAAAAGGTTGTTACCGATGCCGGCACATTTGACTCGCAGAAAGAATACAGAAGATATTTGATGCTGAAAGAGCTTGAGAGCTATGGAGCAATCAGCAATCTTCACAGACAAGTTGAATTTGAGCTGATTCCCCCACAGTATGCGCCTAGCACTTTGATTGAAAAAGGAAAGCACAAGGGCGAACTGAAGCCAGGCAGACTCTTGGAAAGAAAATGCTCATACATTGCAGACTTCACATATATGGAAAAAGGCGAGTTTGTTGTTGAAGATGTAAAAGGTTTTAAGCATCTGCCGGAGTATGTCATTAAAAGAAAGCTGATGCTGTGGCTCAAGGGCATCGCAATCAAGGAGATGTAAGATGGCAGACGAAAGCAAATTCTATTGGATAAAGCTATACACAGATTTCTTTGGTGATGATTCTCCAATGGATTTCTTGCTAGGTGTTCCCAATGGCGCAGAATATGTTGCGCTGTACTTAAAGCTCTGCCTAGCCACAGCGAACAATGATGGCAAGCTCTGCTGTAATTTTGGCGAGATGATAGTGCCATACAACGCAGAGAAAATACAGCGAGATATGAAGCACTTCAGCATTGATACAGTTAGAGTTGCAATGAAACTGTATCAGCAGATGGGCTTGATATACGAAGAAGCTGATGGAGTGCTTCGAATTACCGGCTTTGATAGCATTGTTGGAAGTGAAAGCGCAAAGCACGATGCTGTTGTAAAGCGCAGATACAGAGCAAGATTAAAAGAAGCGGACAAACTAGCGGACAAAAAAAGGACAAATTGTCCAATAGAGATAGAGAAAGAGTTAGAGATAGAGAAAGATATAGATATAGAGATAGATAAAGAGATAAAGAAAGATAAAAAAACAAAAGTGCTTGCATCCGCAAGCGGTGTGTATTTTCCAAACGATGAGCTTCTCAATGATACATTTTTGAGATATGTCGAAATGAGAAAAGCAATTCGTAAACCGCTGACAGAATATGCGGCACAGCAGAAAATTGAAAAGCTGAACAAGCTCGCTTCAGGCAATAATGATGTAGCTATTGAAATAATTAAGAAAGCCATTGATGGCGATTGGCTCGATTTCTATTCACTTAAAGAAAACAAAGGAACAAACAGCGGCGAATCTGTTGCAGATAGTTGGCTGAATGCGTGAAGAAAATGGAAAGAGAAGATGTAAACAAAATATTGGCAGATATAGCTGTGCTATTTCCCAATTTCACAAAGATGAATCAAGCAAGTAAAACCGAAACTGTCAATGCGTGGCATTGGGCGCTCAAGGATTTCAGTTACAAGAGCATAAACGATGCTTTAGAGCTGTTTATAAAGACAAGTGGTAGTGACTTCGCTCCAAGCCCTAGCAAGCTGATTTCGCTTACTTACAAGCCCACAGAGCTGACAGAACTGAATCCTATTGAAGCATGGGGAATCGTATCAAAGGCTGTTTGTCGCTCGACTTATTACGCAGAGGAAGAATTTGAAAAGATGCCGCCGGCAATTCAGCAAGCTGTTGGCTCGCCAAATCAATTGAGAGCCTGGGCGCAGAGTGATTGCGATGCACTTGAAACTGTTATTGCATCCAATTTTCAAAAGACCTACAGAACAGTTTTAGAGCGACAGAGAACAATCGCAATGTTACCACAAGATATGAAAATGCAATTGATTCTCAATCAAACAGTTGCGGCAATCGAAGCAAAAGAGGATTAAGGATGAATATTAAGAAAATACACTTTGATGAAGCTCATATTATCTATATGTACAACAGCGGTGTTTCGCTTGGAGAAATGGCGAAACAGTATGGATGCACTCATCAAACAGTAAGCACATATTGCAGAAGCCTTGTGGATCAGGGCAAACTGATTGCAAGAGATAGCCATATAAGAGCTACGGGCGAGGCAAGAGTTGAGCGCAAGCAGATATTTTTGGATTTGTATCATTCCAATTTCACTCTTGATGAAATATGTGACAAGATGCAGATTTCGTTTTACACAGCGAAAATGTATGAAAAGGAATTACAAGCAGAAAACAAGCTGACAATTAAATCGAGAAAAAGACCAACAAAATTCTTGGGCATCAATCAGCACATCGAAGTGCCAAGCACACTTGAAAAGGGTGAATGCATCAAGTGCAATCCTAGTGTTTCAAGAACTTGCGTATATGGCACAGATAAAGGAACAAAGTATTTATGCAATTATGCGCTGATTGCGGGGCATAGCAGAAGCCTGGGCGATGATGGTTGCGATTATACAGCTTGCACGAAGTACTCCAAGATAAGCAGAAGCAATCCAAGATTTGAGATAAAGGAGTTTTGAAAATGGACAGAACTGAAGATATTAAAACGATAGCTGATTATTATGGCATTCTTCATCAGTTGAGCAAGCTCACAGAAGAATGTGCAGAGGTTATCCAAGAAGTTGCAAGGATGCAGACCGGCAAGGGCGATGTGAAGCATCTCATTGAAGAGCTTGCAGATGTAGAGATTATGAAAGAACAAATCATTTATTTGTGCGATGGCGAGAATCAGCTGAAGCTGTGGAGAGATTACAAGCTTGACAGACAGATTCAGCGCATCAAGGAAGAAAAAGCTATAAGCGGCAAGGAGAAAAGAAATGGTTGAAATGATTTGTGTTGCTGTGGGCGCTTATGTTGCCGGTGCTTGCATGGGAATAGTGATGATGTGCTTGATGATGGCAAGCAAGGAGAAGAACGATGAGAGAATGTGATAAATGTGTTCATCATACAGCGGGAAACTGTTCACAGTTTGATTGCAATGGAACTGTGAAAATTGAAGATGTTGAAAACAAGGCATATATGAGGCTGATTGATAAACTTGAGAAAATTGACGATTGCTGTTATGCAAGCTTTACTTTATGCCTGATCAAAGAGAAGATTGAGGAGTTAAGGAATGAGAGAGATTGAATTGTGTGCCTTATGTGGGCAGAACGCAGATTTTACTCATCATCTAATATTCGGCAGAGGCATTCGACCTCTTGCCGATGAAGATGGTTTGACAATTCCAATCTGCAACAATTGTCACAATATGGCTATAAAGCCACAGCACAGAATACACGAAAATTCAACAGCCGAGAAGCTGTCAAAGATGCTTGGACAGATGCAATTTGAGAGAGATTATATTGCCAAGCACGGTGCCGGTGTTGAAGAAGCACACAAGGCTTTTATGAAGCGCTATGGGAGAAGCTATCTGTGAGAGGAGTGGAAAAATGCCAAATAAAAGAGATTTGAATTTGTGGAGCTACAGCATCTCAAAGAACAGATACAGACAGCTACTTTACTATTGCAAGCAATACAATGAATGGAAGAAAATCATTGCTTATTCGTATGGTGTGAGAGCTTCAGCGAGTGATGGCTTGCCCAGGGGCAACAAAATAAGCAATCCTGTTGAAATGCAAGCATTCAAAAATGAGAAATACAAGGAATCAATCAAGCTAATTGAGCAGACTTGCAAAGAGGCAAACATTGGCATTTGGAAACAGCTACTAGATAATGTTACAGATGGCATTGCATACGAAAATATGAATGTGCCATGCGGGCGCAGACAGTTTTATAACAGCCGAAGAAAATTCTTTTATATGCTTGATTTGAAATTGCCTTGAAAAAGAGAAAAAAGATGTACCTTGAAGAAGATTGCAAACATTATTGTGGCGATGAAGATTGTGCCAAGTGTGGAAAAAAAGGAATCATTTTTGGATGCGCCGGATGCAAGGATTACAAGCCGATGTTTGGCAAGGAAGAAGAGGAAGAAAATGAGTGTGATTAAAGGCTTGAAAAATGCCTATAACAAGGGCAGAAATGACGAGCGCAAGAATATCAAAGACCTGGTGCATGACATCTACACGGGCAATCTGTACTGTGTAGAGGATATGTGCGAAGCAAAAGAAAAAGGCTATAATTGCGAAGATTGTTTATACACAGCAATTATCAGCGCAATAAAGGAGCAGAAGAATGATATTAACACATAAGCAAGAAGTTTTAGAGCATATAGGAGAAACATCATCGACTATATATGACAAGGCATATCAACAAGGCAGAGCAGATGCGATTGATGAGTGTTTGCAACGAGTAAAAAATAGGTTATTAACTTATTCTGTTGGCGATGATGTAATTATTGATTTTAATCTTTTAGAAGATGAGTTGCTTGAAATAATGGAAGAGTTAAAGGAGAAGAATGACAAAACAAAACCGAATCCATAAATATATTAGGGAGTGCCAACAATATCGCAAACTGGTATTAAGGAAATGTGAGTATTTTCCACACCATACAAGAAAATGGTGGAAACAATGGCATAAGACTTGGAAAGCTAATTGGTTAAAGGAGCAGAAGAATG